GGATTTAACAATCCTGGGGTGAAGCATGCACGCTCACTCACTTACTTTCAAGACTAGGCAAACAGTGCTTAGCGGTGATGCAATGCAATGCGAACAGGGCTAGGACAGGCGAGGGCTTTAACTCTTGCAATCGCTCCCCCTTATCCCCCCGCATCCCCCGCATGCATGCCCCCCCCGCTTACACGCTCACGCTTGCCATCTCATTATGTGAGACAGGCTCACGCTCAAATAAATGTGATGCGATTCACACCGCCAAATGGCGCCAAATGTTGAGGGCATGGGGGGAGGGGGTGTATAAATCTCCTTGTGAGTTCAAATCGGACTCAAGACATGACAGGAGAAACAAGAAATGACAGCAACAACAGCACTTAAGACAGGCAAGGCAAGCAAGGCGGAAGCACTCTCAACAATTACCCGCGCCCTAGAACAGGCTCACGAAATCATCAAGGAGGAGACAGGCGCACCCCGCGCCACTCTCCTAGTGACTCGCGACCTCAAGGGCAGAAAGGGACATTTCACCCCGTTCACACCATGGCAGAACGGCGAAGAATCCTTTAACGAAATCGCCTTTAACCTTGAGCATTTCACGACCCCTCAAGAGTTGCTTTCTACCCTCCTCCATGAGGTGGCACACTCAATGAATCACATGAACGGCATCGAAGATTGTTCTTCGAATCAATACCATAACGCCAAATTCAAGACTCAAGCCGAGGCGTTAGGTCTTAAGACCATCGAAATTAAGGGAAAGGGACACGCTGCAACCGAGTTAACCGAGTTAGGCGCTAAGCGCTGGAAGAAAGCCCTAACCATTCTAACGAACGCGTTCGACATCACCGCCCTAGGAGGCGAACAGGCGAAGAAGAAAGGCAGAAACACCAACCTAATTAAGGCAATGTGCGAATGTGAGAATGTAATCCGACTTTCTCGCGGTGTCCTTGAGTCGGGCGTGACATGCAACCAATGCGAAGAAATCTTTAAGGAGGCATGACTTAAGACAGAAAGCCCCCGCCCGATAAGTCGGCACAGGTTCACGACCTACGGGGGCACGATGTGACCAACATCACAGCGGAAATCCCACAATCGGGAGCCGAATCGTGAGAAGGTTGCACCAAGCAAGACCGCAAGAGGTAAAGCGCCCCTTGTGTATTAAGACAGGAGAACAGAAAGATGGAAGCAACAGCACCAACAGCCCGCGAACAATTCGTGAGCGATTACACCCTTGTTGTGGATAACAACAGCGAGGCTTATTTTGAGACGATTGACCTAGTACGAAGCAAAAAGGAAAGCGTCCCCGCAATTAGCGAGGCAATGCGTGAATTTTTTGAGGAGCAAGTATCGCGGGCGCTCCTTGTCTTAAGACAGAGTGAAGAAGTCGAGGCAATCACCGCCGACCTTATGCATGAGTTGTTGCTCGGCTGGGGTTCAGATGTTTTTGATGACATCGCCCGCCACTACATCCAGAAAGATGGGGAGTGACTTAAGACATGAAAATCACATACGAAATCTACAGCAAGCGCGGAAGTTTCTCAGGCTTGAACACCACCGACAGCATGGAAAAGATGGCACAAATCAAAGCCATGCTTGAGGCTAACAAGCAAGCCTGCACCATCGTAAAGATTACCGAGGAGGTATGACTTAAGACAGAAAGAAAACATGTGATGAAAATCACAGCCTCAAATCTTGGAGAAAGCGCGGTGTTCATGCCACCATTGAGGCACTGGTAACAATCCCGTTACCTACAAGAACAGGAGATGCACCAAATGAAGCGAGCCGAACTCATAATCGGAAAGAGTTATTACATGCACGAGTCTGCCAACTGGCGGGACAAAGTTTATGCAGATAATTCTTATGCAAAGACCGCCGACATACACAAACGGCGCAAGGTTGTAATCATAGAAACACAACTTAAGACAGAACAAGAAAAGAAATACCGCAATCGTGATGTCTTAATACAGAACAGCAACGGCGACCAAAAATGGGTAGCCCTCAATCACATCCGCATTGAGTGGATTGAAGCGGTCAGTCTGATAACAAAAGACTGGCGCAACGCACGAGGCTATGACGACCGAGCCAGAAAATACGCCCGCCACCTAGAACGCAAGTTTCTCCGCGAGCAATACACCCCTGCACTCAAGAACATGCTTGAAGAAATCCAACGAGTGACAGGCGAGAAAGTATTTTCATGGGACAAGTTTGAGAGTTTAGACATCAAGACAATCCAGATTCTAACTCAAGCAATCTCAGGTATTAAGACAGAACTAACAGCGGTGGCATCATGACTTACGACATAAACAATAACTGCATCGTGTGTGATGCGTATGTCTATGACCAACACAAACCAAGTTGTATGTCTTATGTCAGAGAAAGTTACTCAGAGTTTCTTAAGAGGATTCAAGTAACTATCTGCGGAGACTGCCTTATCCCACTCAACCAATGCCAACATGCCAAGGAGTACAAGCGATGAAACTCACACGCCGAGGCAAACAAGTCAGAGCAATCTTTATTTATGTCTTAATACTCAGCGCGTTCTATGCATGGACAGTTGCACTAGGAGTCTGGGAGATTCCTGAGTCCTGCTTAGTCGAGCAAGTCGGGTGTCCTGCTGGACATCCTCTGCCTTAAGACACAATGTGACCAACATCACATTAAGTTTAAGCACAGTGTGACGGACATCACATTAAAAATGCTTGACATCCGACTAGCCAACTGGCAAAGTATGAATTACCAACAAGACAGGAGAAGTCAAATGGATTCAGTAACAGTTGTAGTACCAAGCAGGTTCTATAACGACCATAAGTTCCGCGACCTACCAAGCGGAAAGGTCATCAAGGAATACTCAAACGGCAAAGTCAAGGTTGTCTTAAGTCAGAAAGAATTAAGCGACTTGCTATCCGATGCTCAGTATTACTCAGAGTGTTCTGACCAATTCGACAGCGCCTATCAAGGGTTATGTAAATCAGCAACAGCAACAGTAAAAGCAATACACCTACAGACAGGAGAAACACAATGAGATACGAAACAAAAGATGGCAAGTACTACATGCATGGTGAGTACTCAGGAGGCAACTCAAAGAAACGCTACTCAATCGGTATGCACACCGACCAAGGTGACCAGCACATCGAAGATGTATTGGGATACAGAGAAGCCAAAGCATACTTAAAACAATTACTACTTAAGACAGGAGATAACTAACATGGCACTACCAGAACACACACTAGAAGCATTAACCAACGGCGCTAACAACATGTCATTCAATGAGAACGGAGAGATGACTAGCGCAAGCGGGTCAGGCGTGGACTTGTATGTCCTCTTGTCTCTTGTCTCATGGATTAAGTTAGAACTTAAGACAGGTATGAAGATGACCCGTCATGGAAGCACGCTTAAGAAGGCTAACGAAATGCTGGGTACAAACTACAAGCGCAAGCAACAGGCACTTGACCACCTTGAGGCACTGCTCTCAGTACTTAAGACAGAGGAGAAATCTAATGGCTAATGTATGGAAGTCATCAGTTACAAAAGGCATGACCAAGCACCTCACCGAGCAAGAACTATCAGACTTGATAGCAAAACTAGATGATGTTGTCATGATGGTCTGCGAATCCTACGAGATTGGGGCTTAAGACATGAAAGAGTTCACAACATACTGGTATGTATGCACCTCATGCGATACCTCAATGGAGGTAACGACAAGACGAACAGTTAATCGTGCGCCTCAATGCACATGCAAGCACAGCCATGTAGTCCTATGCCAAACAACCCCTCCGATTAAAGAGAGTGTGGCTTAAGACATGAAAGACAAATGGTTACTCACGATTGAGGTAGATACCTATGACGGCGACCCACGCATGTGGGATTGGAACCACCCTGAGTTTAAGTTCGATGACTCAACAGTTAAAGTTCTTACATCAGAGTTCAAGGGACGAGTGCTACCTAATGAATGATAAGGAACTTAAGAGATTACACAGCGCAATAAAGAGAGCAAGGTCACAGCGAAATGCCACGACTAATAACGAGGACTTCGACTACTGGCATGGCATAATGGAACATCACCTAGAAATACTGGGTGTATTACTTAAGACAGGAGAAAAGAAATGAATCACACAATTACAACTGGGGCTATGAGTAAGTCAGTCACAGCCTACGACAAGGACTTCGACCTCACCATTGATGGCGTAGAGATGCGAGTTATCCTGCATTGGGATGACCACGATGGCTTCGAGACTACATGGCTGGACAAGGAAGGTAGATTCATTACATCACCTGACTGGCTTGATAAGGTAGAAGATTTCTGTCTTAAGTTAGATGGCACAGAACCACACAGCAAGGTGTCGCTATGATAATCATGGAGTGCAGAAGTTGTGGTACTACAGTAGAGAATCCAAAGACTATGAACTTCATGACTGAACGATGCACGCCTTGTGAATTAAGACACAGGGAACTAGCCAACCGCGCTATTGATACATACCTTGACAGCATAAGAGAGCAGGAGTTGCAACAATGAGAGACATCCATCCACACGCACGCATCTGGATTGCAACTGCCGTAGGTCTAGCCGTAGCGCTGGTAGTTACACAGCCTACAGTCTTGACACATCATCCAGAAGGTAGAGTCATTGCCCACTACGAGAACGACTACCAACGCTATGCCATTGACCAACTAACTAAGCAGGACAAACTTGAACAGTGGTCTTGTTTGTATGAACTCTGGAAACGCGAGTCAAACTGGCGACCAAAAGCCAAGAACAAACAGTCTAGTGCCATGGGTATTCCACAGTTACTGGACAGTACATGGGAGAACATCGGTCTTAAGCCAACCTGGAATGGCAGGAAGCAGATTGATGCTGGGCTTGTCTATCTGGAACACAGATACGGCAAGTCAGGCAACAACATCTGCCGAGCATACGCTCATCACCTTGCCAAGGGTTGGTATTAAGACATGAAGCCTGAGTACCACGAAGTCATGGGCGTAAGAATAATGGGCAAGCGCCATGGCAAAACCATCACCCGTTATTTCTTAAGATACAACCCAAGAATTATGAGCAAGGGTAAGTGCAGGGGTATAGACACCGAAGTATTTTATCCACCGAAAGACTTATTCACCCGCGATGAGGAGCGCATGATTGACAAGATGTGTGCCGAGTGTCCGATTAAACAGGCATGTTTAGAGTGGGGCTTAGCCCATGAAAGGTACGGAGTATGGGGTGGCACCACACCTGCGATGCGTACCCGTCTGCGTAGTCGTGTCGGTTGGGATGTGACAGACCCAAACAATAACCCTGTGTTATGATTGTCTAGCACATAAGCGATAAGTTTATGTGCATAGAAAAGCCCAGCGATTCTCTCCTGTCTCGCTGGGTTTCTCTATGTATTAAGCCAGGTCAAGTTCCTTAGCAAGCATAAACACTTCATCACTTAAGTCATCAAGAGTTCCATCGTTATAGATAACATGATTAAACATGTAGTTATCCATTGCATGCTCTGATGGGTGTCCATTGACAGCGCTATGGTTGTGGCGATTGATGCGCCAGACAGTACCACCAAGATTCTTGATTGCTTGTGCCTCATTAGGAAAGCGCACATCAGAGACAACAACTTTATCTTCTGACTTAATACCTGACAATGCAATCTTAATCCAGAAGTCATCACCAAACATCTTGCGCCCAACATCTGTACCTAGTACCTGCAATAGACGGCGCACCTCTGGGTCACGCTTAGTTACATCCCAGCCATAGTCATCAACACGATGGGCTATGTGTGTGATGCTATCCAACTTAGGATTCAATCTCAGTAAAGCCTCACGCATAGGGTCAGCGAAAGCGATACGGCGATAGCCGTAATTAAGACACAACAATTCTGCCGTGCTGTCCTTGCCTGATTGTGCGTATCCACTTAGTCCAATAATCATGAGTCACCCATCGCTAACTTAATCAACATAATTAAAAGTACAAACTCAATCAATACTATAATCCGTATTAGTTTTTTCTTAGTCATTGTTCCTTACTTCCTCTCGTGCTTGTGCATTACTGCGCTTACGCCTGTTCCATACTGGTTGCTCTCCACCAAGTCTGTCTTGTAACTTAGTCAATGCACGCTTGACTCTCTTACGCATTGCTTCCTCTGTTGTGCCATAAGTCTCAGCCATTGCACCTAACTCCATACCACCTGCGTGATAGCGCATCTTAAGTAACTCTCTATCTACTTCTGATAGTTTCTCTAGCCCAGCCATAACATCTGATAGCAACGCCATGCGATTGCCACCCTCACTTGGCTTGGTCGAACGAGTAACAAACTCATTACTTAAGTCAGGAGTATCTGACCATCCCTCGTGTGTCCACACATCACGCAATAGTTCATGCAATACCTCGTGTGAATAGTAGAAAGTATCTGACATAGGAGAACGCGATGTTCTCTGTCTCTCCTTAGCCACATACTTCTGTGCTTCATTGAAGAAGGTCTTACGCAACTTGTACTTAAGACTCTCCTCCTGTTGCCACTGCTCTATCTTGTGCCAATGTTCCAGCGCCCACAAAGATAGGTGTTGGTACATGTCATCAGTAGTTACTAACCCACGATGGATGCGACCTGAACGAGAGGCTATCTGTCTTGCGACAGAATAAATCACATCCCATACCTCGTCTTGCTTATCCATCTACTGTTTCCACCTTCTCATTCTTTAACTTCCGCATTGCCGTGAGTAAATCATCTACTGTTATGAGGTATCCCTTACTCTTATTCGGGGGTATCTCACATGTAATCTCACGCCCAAACTCTTTGATGGCATACAACACATGGCTTGTAGGTACCATGAGTACACCTTGTTCCAATACAAACGCCCAGTAAGCAGCCTCAGTAACCATAATACCTGATGGTTCCCATGATTTAGACTTCATGTACCAGCACTCAACTTCAATGTAAAGATTATTAGTAACCCACCACTTGCGGTCACGCTTAACCTCTACAGTCTTGCCTTCGGTAAGGAGTTCTTCTACTAACTTCTCACCCTTTCTGCCGTACCCAAAATCTAAATCAAAACTGGAATTTTTAACCATGTCTTAAGACCCAACGCGTTTGCGTAAGCCTTCTGCCCCTTCTTGTAGGTAAACATCATTGACATCACAGTTGTCTGGCATGAACACAGGGAACACATTGTCTAACTCTCGTGTTATGTTCTTCGCCATCTCTCTACCTGCATTGTCACCATCACAGAACAACATAATCTTTTCCCAGTCAGCCAATACCCGTGAGTAGAATGGCTTCCAGTTATTAGCACCTGGCAACCCGACTGCTGCGAACCCTACTTGTGTTGCGATAATTGTATCAATCTCTCCCTCACAAATTACGAGAACATCAGCATCAGTTTGTAATGCCATGACATTGAAGATGTGTGTGGTTGCACCAGGGCGAGAGAGATACTTCGGTCCACTGTCATTGCTTAAACTGCGGAAGCGTATGTCAATGACACCCGATGGTGTGATGTAAGGGATAGCCAACTTACCTGAGTAAGGTTCATGTCCCGTCTCAGGATTCGCCACGAAGCCGAGGCGGAACATACGCGCCGTTGCTTCCGTTATACCGCGACTCTCCAGATACGGAAGAACCTCTGCTAGGCTTTGCTCGTAGTTCTCCGTGGCTTTCGCCAGTAATTCTCTCTGCGATTTTGACAGCCTCGCCATACTTGACTCCTTCTTTCTTCATAATCAATGAGTACACATCTCCTGCCATGTCACAGGCGAAACATCTAAAGCCACCCTTATCAATGTTGAGTCGGGCTGACTTAACTTTGTCATTGTGAAAGGCACAGCGGACTGTTACCCATCCAGTTCTGACAGGTATAGTAAATCCGTAATGCTCTAAGACTTTAACGATGTCATGCTTAGAGTTTTGGGAGGACATTGCTGAGCCTTTGAACAACATAAGCATCACCTGTTCCCTTGTTACTTGCCTTGATAATTACCAATGGTGATGGTGCTAGTAGTAATCTCTTTGACAAGCGGTAGTTCTCTGCTTCAATGTCTGCCTCACGCAACCAACCCGATAGGTCAATGCGACCATCACGCCGTGGTGCCTTGGCTTCAATGACATAAGAATCATTTGCTGTCTTAAGAAAGACATCACCAATGTCGTTACGCCCAGCGCGAGGTAGGCGTTGTCTCC